CACCCCCTCTGCGATCAATGCCACTAATCTGAGAGGCTACCAAATCACACAGATTGATAGCTGCACGTCTAAACACGCTGAGATGTATCTCACCCACTGAGCGTGCACCTGTCTCAGTGTTGCCTAGGTCTGCAAACTGAGTAAGAAAAGCAGAGGCAATCTGTGAATCACATTTATTGATGATATCTAGAGGCCCCTGTGCATAGAGGTTAGGCTGTTGAGCATATGAATCAAACTTTACTGCTGCAGTCTCTACTAAATAGCTCTGCTCTGTGCTGAGAAAAGCCTGCGCTTGTGCCTCTGCATCATCGATCATAGCAGTGATATCAGCATCAGTGAGGCCCAATGCCTCAGCCTGTGACCTGTCTACAGTAATTTTAGGCGTAGGCACTGCCCATCTATCGAGCCCCACACACATGAGATTTGATGCGCGTTGCTTGGTGCGCCACCACCACCACACAGGGCGCAACATGCCCACGCCCTCAAAGTTTGAGCCTGTTTTATTGAGGGTGAGCAATAGCAGCTTATTTGATGGTATGGGCTCAGGGGCTACTGATGAGCCCACAATATTCTGCATCACGCCATCGAGCTGCTGAGAGTCACGGCTGAGCCACCTATTATGCGCTGATGGCTCACGGTCTGCATATTGATCTAGCCAAACTCTGATGCGCCCCTCACTATCGGGCCCTACTCTATAGACCTCCTCAGCGTATCTATAACCCAAGGGGATAAACTCAAATAGATATGCCAGCTGCTCCTCAAAGCTCAGAGACATTTGCCCTGCATAGCCATCAAATCCATAGGCCTCATTTGCAAAGCGCGCTAGCTCATCAGCAATAGCATCACCCTCAATGCCAGGCTCAAAACGCCATGATGCGCTGAGCAGTGTTTGCCTCAGCATATGCCATGAGCGCCGAACAATAGGATCAGTCCTCAGCATCTCCTCAGCCTCATGCACCCATGAGAGGCCTGTGAGCTGTGGGTTTTGTTCTTTGCCTGTGATAGTGCCACCACTGAGCTGAGTGCCAGTGATACCACGCACGCCAAAGCGTGGGGCTATTGCTCTCATGTGGCGTGGGTTTCGCTCATCTATATTCATGGCATCCCTGCTCATCTATTTGCGCACTATAACTCTGTTTAGCATTTATCATATGTGAGATTATAGATTTTATCAACACCCTCTGCTAATCTCAGCATGCTCATGGTATGCAATCGAACAAACGCATTTAACCATAAACACACAGCTGGCTGTGATACAGGGGCCATGAGCATTTTATGTCCATCTCTGCACGTCAGGATGTAGGATAACCTCATCCTCTGTGGGTGGCGTTACAGGTGAGCCACTGAGCATGCTGAGCTTTTCAATGATGGTGGTTTGCAATGTCAACAAATGATCATGTTTAATCTGCATTTGAATCTGTGCATCTCTGAGCCTAGCAATAAGTGCCTCTCTATCTGAGTTAGCTGAGGCTAATTTGTCTTTAAGCTCCTCAACCTCTGAGGGGTCACGCCCTGAGGCAATGGCCATCATCGATGAGATACTGCCTGTGATCACACCTAGTATGCCAATTAACACATCACGATTCTCATCTACTATTTTTACATAGGTTAGAAATAGGATGAGGCCCACCACCATGCATAGAAATACCACACTAAACCACCACCCCCTGCGCGCTTTCTCTGTTTGCGTGAATTCTTTATGGCTCTGCATCTGTGGCTTTGGCTGTTTGTCGCTCATGGTAGCTCTGGCAATATCTCTATGATGATGTAAATGATAGGGTCTAGCCATGTTAGGCCATTCATTAACCTAGCATGAGGATCAATAATAATGGGGGCTAATATACTGATCCACCATGCAAGGATGATCAGAGCTAGGTTTTTAGTAAACCACCATAGCCATTCTCTCAATGCTCGATCTCTCAAGCGTGATCTAATTTTTTTAGGGCCTGCTAAGCGCTTCACCTTCTCAGATGATGGTGGTGGCTGTAGTGATTCAATGGTAGCCCCTACAGTATAGATAAGCTGAGGCTCACGCACACCCTTAAATCTATATTCACCTGCTAACGCATAGCGTGTGCCCTTAGGTGTAAAATTATTAGTACGCCCTTTAACAGCCCTCATGGCCTCAGCTGTGAGAAGTACCTGCCCTGCGCCACATAGGCTCATTGTGCGTGCTGCAATGTTTTTAGCTATGCCCTCAAGCTCAATGCTTTTAGCACCTGCCATCACACTCAGCTCATCCTGCTGCACCTCCACTATCACGCCATAATGCACACCAATGCGCGCATGTAGTTTGGTTTTCTCAGGTATGCTCTGCTGATAGATGAGGGCAAAATTAACAGCATCTACAGGCCTCTCAAAGCTCAGCAAAAAGCCATCAGATCTATCTATTTCTCTACCATCAAATTTGTAAACTAATGAGCGTGCTAATCTGTCATGATACTGCAGCCATTTTGCACCCTGCAGAGCTCCTGCTCTCTGCACAAATGCTGTGCTGCCTATAAGATCGAGTAATACTATAGTGAGATAGCGCTCAGTGTATTGCATCACTCACCTCAGAACAGGCTGAGCTGATCACCTGCTTTGATTGTGGGTTTCTTGTTTGTAGGTGTTGAGGGTTCATATGCACCACCTGACCAATGAGCCAACCTTGCCTGCGCAATTTCAACATACTCAAGCTCACGCTCAATGCCTAGCATATTGAACCCCTCAAGCGCAGCTGCGCAGAGTGTTGTGCCTGATCCTGCAAATGGATCAAGCACAGTTCCATCAGGTGGGGTGATGAGCCTGCAGAGATAGCGCATGAGATCAATGGGCTTTACAGTGGGGTGTGTGTTTGCCCTTGGCTGTGCGCCACTTGTGCCTGCGTAGGGATTAGCTTTTTTCATGCCATTTTCATGCAACATCACTAATCCTGCTGAGCCCTCTTTTCTACCTGTAATCTCACTGCTGCTCACTTTAGTGAGCCCCTCCAAGCCTGCTTCACGTTCTTTCTTACTAGCCTTAGTGGTATAGAAGAATCTATCAGCCCCTTTCAGCATATCAGCAGCAACCTCATCAAGCATGACGTTTGCAGGCCATCTGCCCAACTGCTCAAGCCCTGCCTGCTTTCTCAAATATGCGCTGCTTGCCCCATTGCCAACTGCAAACATACCACCATCAATTTTGTTCATACGTCCTAGATCATCTGAAGTATCAATTCTGCATGAATCTATATTAATAGCACCACAGCCATGGCTTAAAGTATTCTGAGCTACAGTGCCCTCTAAAGGTTTTCTGATTAAAATAATAGGCTCATAAGCAGGCTTAAGAGCTGTACCCCATCCCTGCCATTTTTGTGATGCTGCTTCTTTAGGTTCATATTTATCAATGCTTAAGGCCACATTATGAGACTTTGGGAATCCACTGCCATAAAGCCACACTAGCCTATCTCTCACCTCAAAGCCGCTCAGCCTCAGCGAAATGCTCATTAAGTCCTCAGTGCGTGAGCCACTAAAAACAAGCCCATGAGCGCCTGGCTTTAACACTCTATAAACCTCACGCCATAGCGCAGGATCAGGCACCCATTTATCCCATGCTTTACCCATAAAGCCTGTGCCTTTCGCGTTATGAGTTGAGCCACTGAGCCAAGCATTAAGGCACTCAGCCACAGCTGTGGGTGAGGTATCACCTAGCCCATAAGGTGGATCTGTAACAAGGGCCTCGATACTATTAGACTCAAGCTCTCTGAGCTTCTCAATGCTATCACCATGAATAATCAAAATGTTCTCCTACTTGAACTGCCCACTTGCACACGCCTGCTGCCCCCGTTGCGCTTTAATCTAGGCTGATAATGTTTTGAGTCTATAATAGTGTCATGCCAGTTAAACATAATGCAGTCATATCTGAGCGCGTCTAGAGGATCCTCACGCCCATCCTTTTTAGGTTTCTCGTCATTATCCCATGAATAACTGAGCAGAGCTTTTCTGAGGCTGTTACCTCTGGCACGCTCACCACGTTGCCACACCTCAGCAGTGATCAGATAACGCCTAGATGAGAAAGCGCGTTTAAGGCGTTGGATGCCATTGAGGATATCTACTCTGATGGGGTCTGATGTGTTGCGTAGTGGCATGCCTAGCCCTGCAGGTGGTGGTGCTCTCATGGCTCTAAATGCTGAGGCCCCTGTTTGATCATTGCGCGCTTTGCCTGCCTTATCTGCCACCCCATCATCTAGCCATATGCGTGGCCCTGGTGCCTGTCCTTGCAGTGAGCGTGGCCATGCTATGCTGAGAATCATCTCAGCTAGCTGTGATGTAGTGACCTCAGCAGGGTTGATCTCATGGCAGATCACTGAGGCCTGCAGCCTCTCATCATAGGCCATAATTAAAACAGAGGGTTTTCTAAACCCCCAATCTATGGCAATGCGCGCAGTCATGCTCTCATTGTATTGCCAGCCTTCAATTACATGCGACTCAGTAAACTCAGAATAGATGAGGCCTGTGGGAGGTGCAGGTCTATTCATCACCATAGCCTCACGCTCAGATTGTGGCAGCAGTTTAGTAGCCTCAAACCATGCCTCTGATAGGTTCGCTTGATTTACATATGAGGTGAACAATAGAGGGTCATAGCCTGCCTGCTCAGCCATCGAGCACCACCATGCATCTGCCACAGGTAGGCCTACCAAGATGAGGATAGGTGAGGGGCCTGCCCTCAAGCGCCCTAAGGCTTTGTGTGCCACCTCTGCTGTGAGGGTCTGGCATTCATCGATGAGGCACACACCGCTTGTAATGTTGAGGCCCTCCAATGGGTTATGCGTGGCCTCTCTAGTACCAGGTCGATAATATGAGCGACACCACACTGATGAGCCTGTGTGCGTATCTGTCCATAATCTTAGAGTGTGGTTATATTCCCATCCTAATGGCTCCAACCATTTACTAATCTCAGGCATTAACACTGATGAGTAGCGTGGCGTGGTGTCTGTGATGAGCAGGCTTGAGCACCCCCTGCGCCATTTGCTCACCATCAATAGGGCAAACACAAGCGCTGATGTTTTACCGCTACCCCATCCACAGCGCGCAGAGATTACCTCATCTTGTCTGATGATGCGTGCAATGATCGAGCGCTGCAGCTCATTGAGATTGATCTCACTCATCAGACTCCTCATCAATAGCACTCTGCTCAGCAATGAGCTGTTGAGCCTGTGCTACCATACTCACCACCACATCAGAGCCATCACTCTTGTTTATCGTCACATCTACATCACGCTTGGCCCCAAACTCTTGAGGCCATCTGCGCTCAAGCAGCCAAGCAGCTGCGCGCCAATCTTGCCTAGCCTCACCTAATGTTTTTATCTCATTGAGTAGCACAGCCTTGCTCACATCAATAGCAGCCTCAACCTCATCAGCTAGCTCAGCATCCTCATCACACCACCTGTGCAGAGTTTGGCGCGCAATGCCAGCTTGAGTGCATGCTATATCTCTAGTCATGCCCTGCCTGAGGTTCATTAGTATTATCTCGATCACCTCTGATGTTTTTTTGTTCCTGCTCATAATGTTCACTCAATGCTGCTATTAGTGTTTTTTCAATGTGGGTATAGAGTTCTCTGCTCTCAGCGCTCAGCTCAGCCTCATCAGCTAACCATAAGCGCCTGCGTAACTCAGCCAAGATCTGCAGAGAGGCTGATTGACTCATGCGCGCTTGCGCGTGAGCGTGGGCATGTGCGTGCGCGTGCGCGTGCGCGTGGGCTGTCTCTGTTTGTAATATATTACTCATCAGCATCACCTATAATAACTGGCATTTAGCTCTCTGATATGTTGCCTATTCTCAGCCCTGTATTTTTTTCCATACTCACGCCTATATTGCTGCCAATACTCAGCCCTCTCCTCAGGAGTATCACCGTGTTTGGCGTTGCGTAGTCCTCTCTGATCAGCAATGCCTAAACAAAACTGTCTTAGCGTGGTGAGGCCAAATGGTCTTTTAGTGCGTGGGTTGATCCACCCCTCAGCCTGCATAATATCAAGCACCTCATCATAGGTAGCGCCTGCCTTTTTGATCTCAATTGCGCGTTGCTCTGCTCTCTCATATGTCTCAAGTGCACCCTCACACATCCATAGGTTTTTAATAGCCTTTGATGTATAAGGGGCTAATGTTGCAGGGTTAATATATCCCTCAAATTGTAAATGCATGGCAGCCTCTGCACATGTGATGTTTTTTTGCATAGCTCTCAGCTCTCTCACTCGATGCTCTGCTTTTCTGCGTTGCTTAATCTGCGCCTCATTTAGATTCATTGTCTAGCCTCCTCTCTAGGCTTTCAATGCGTAGTATCTGCGCCTTGACGGTATCTAGTAGAATATCAATGATCTCTCTATTTTCCTGACATAATCTAGAGTCACCATATGCCCACAGCTCACCCTGCACAGCATCTCTAATATCCTCACGCCTCACAGGTTTTGAGTCGAGTTTGTGATTAAACTGATATCTAGCCTGAGATTTACAGGCCACAAAAAAGGCTGATTGAGTGTGGTACCTAAACCATCTGCTCAGCGTAGTGTTTGCCACATTGAGAACAGCAGGCAATTTGCCAGCTTTAGCAGATGCTCTGATACAATCCCCATCAGCAGGCGAGAAGCGCCTCACAGAGTTAGGGCTGAGTGC